AAGATGTAGAGGAACCAACAGTCCATATCATTCAACCTGAGAAGCCTGGTATTATAGTTTAAACCATATGGCCTGTTGATTATTCAGCAGGCCTTTATTATTTTTAGTTATGAAGCTATTCAAATATGAATCATATAAAGTTAATATCTCTGAGGAAGCACTTGCATTAAAGCCTTTTAAGCAGCTGTGGAATAGAGATAGAACTGTAAATAAAGATAGAGCTATTGCAGAATTATCTTATGTATATTTTATGGAAGACCCTTCTAGTGATTATCAATATATTGTTGATAGGGATGATAGGTCACAAGCTATTATAGAAGGAGAAGGTTTAGATTCTAAATGGAAACCTGATAAGATGGTACAAGAAGCTATGAAATTCTATGCTAGTTTTAAGACTACTTCAGCATTAATTCTTGAGGATACTAGGTATGCTGCTGATAACCTTAGAAAGTCTTTGAGAAATATTAATCTTGAAGATGTAGATGATAAAGGAAGACCTATTTATACAGTAGCATCTATTATTTCTGCTATTAAGCAAGTACCTCAACTTGTAAAGGAATTATCTGAAGCTGAGAGAGCAGTAGCTAAAGAAATGGCAGAGAATAATGGTAGAGTTAGAGGACAGAAAGCTAAGTCAATATTTGAAGATGGATTAGACTTATGATAGTACCATTTGATATACATACAGTAACAGACTCTATGAAAGAGTTGTTTGGGAGAAATACTATACTACATAGGAGCATGAAGCAGCATCCTAAGTTTAAAGTTTATAAGACCTTTGAGTATAAACTATACTTAATGGGAGAGCATAAACTAGAGTTAATCTTTCAAATAAACTTTACTGATAATGTTCCAGCAGAGAACATTGCAGAGGCATGGCCTGTATTTGATAGAAAGTTTTTACAAGCACTATTTAAACATATAAGAGAAAATGGAATTAGTGTTTAATAAGTATCAAACTCAAGTAACTGAGGAAGAACTAAATGAACTCCCTCAGGAAATAAAAGAGCAGTTTCTTGATGCTATAACCAACATACCTTATATTAAGAAGTTTATATCTCCTGACAGACCTTATGCTAAGGATTTACCTAGAGATAGTGAAGGTAAGATAATAGTGGATATAACCAATCCTCATATTATAGAAGATAGTGATTACTTTAGGCCTACTGCTCTTCATTATAAGAAGCATGGATGCTTTACTAAATTAAGACCTAATGCTAATCCTAATAGTGAATATGGTAAGTGGATTAGAGAAGAGATTAGAAGATGTTGGGAGGGTTATGTAAGACTTTCAGATGGTGAATGGGTCACTGGTGATATGTACTTCTTCCTTAACTACTGTCCTATACAACTTATTAAGAAGAGTGAAAAAGGAGATACTATTAGAACTATAGATTTCCCTAGCTTCTTTGATGGTAACTACTATAGATTTCATTACTTATATCAATGTAGAAAGGAAGGACATCATGCTATGGAATTGGCTAAGCGTGGAGCTGGAAAAAGTTATTCAGCAGCAGCTCTATTAGCAAAGAGGTTTGTACTAGGAGAGTCTAGTGAAGTAAAGAAGAAAGTACAATGTGTAGCTACAGCAGCTGAAAGAAAGTATATACAAGGTGCTAACCAAGTACTTGATATGTTCCAATACTATATTGACTTCTGTGCCAATAATACTGAGTTTCCATCTCAAAGACTAACTTCTTCTCTGCAAAATATGCAGTGGACTATGGGTTATATGGATGTAGACTCAGGTACTAGAAAGGGAACTCAGAATAGTGTTATAGGTATTACTTCTAAGGATGATGAGTCTAAGCTTAGGGGTTCTAGAGGTGTTTTATACTTACTTGAAGAAGCAGGCTCTTTTCCTAGACTTTTAAACCTTTATCAAGTATTAAGACCCTCTGTAGAAGATGGTAATAGAGTATTTGGTCTTATATATGGTTATGGTACTTCTGGTGATAAAGATTCTGACTTTAGTTCTATGCAGGAGTTGATGTATAATCCTGATGGTTATAATATTAAAGGAGTACAGAATGTATATGATAAAGAGGGACAGGGAAGAAAGAGATTTACCTACTTCTATCCAGGATACCTTAATAGAGCAGATTGTTATGATAAGGATGGGAACTCAGATGTAATTAAAGCAACTCTTGAGATTCTTAAGGATAGGTACACAGTTAAATATAATAGTACTGATATTAATGCTATAACAAAGAGAATTGCTGAAATTCCTCTAACTCCACAGGAAGCTATACAAAGGTCTAGAGGTAATATATTTCCTATTACTGAACTCACACAGAGATTAAATGAGATTGACAATAATCCTAATTTCTATGATGATGTTTATGTAGGTACCCTAGTAGGTAATAATAAAGGAGAAATAGAATTTAGTATTAATACTATTGATAAGCCTATTAGAGACTTTCCTACTAAAGACAATAAGGTAGCAGGAGCTCTTGAAATATATGAGATGCCTCAAAAAGTACAAGGAAAGATTCCTAGTGAAAGATATATAGCTTCTCTTGATAACTATGAGAATGATGAGTCAAGTACTATGTCATTAGGTTCTATGTTTGTACTAGATTTATGGACTGATAGAATAGTAGCAGAGTATACAGGTAGACCTATGTTTGTTGATGATTTAAATGAACTTGCAAGAAAGATTTGCCTATTCTATAATGCTAAACTTCTATATGAATCTAATAAGAAGAATACCTTTGCATATTTTAGTAGGATGAATAGTTTACATCTACTTGCAGATACTCCTGAGTATCTAAAGAATAAACAGCTTATCAAATCTACAGGATATGGTAATACCTCTAAAGGTGTTAATGCTACAGTACCCATTAAGAACTTTGGATTTACTTTGATTAGAGATTGGTTATTAAAACCAATAACTACAATTACTGAGGAGGGAGGGGATACTATAAGTACTACAGTTCCCAATCTATACTTTATAAAGAACAGAGCCTTAATTAAAGAGTTGATGCTATTTAATCCTGATATAAATGTGGATAGAATAATGTCTTTAGTTCAGCTTATGTTGTATAGAGAAGAGAAGATGATACTTTATCAAGGAGACCCAATGAAAGGAAGAAAAGAAGATAAAGATTATCTTGGTAATGACCCATTCTTTGAAAGAAACTATAGGCCAGTAAATTTAGCACAATAGAGGGTTCTTAATAAGAATTTCATTAAAACTCTTGTATAGATAGTATACTTTTACTATCTTTGCAAGACTAAAAAGGAAAACTGTTTAGTATGAATGAAGAAACAAATTTTAATAGCTTTGTACAATTCCCTACTCAGCAGCTTCCATTTAGTAGGAAAACAAAGAAGTGGAGAAAACAAATACTAGACTGGGCTTCTAAAAGAGCCTTCTTTAATTACTCCCCAGTTAGGAAGAGTGTCATCCATAAGAAAATAAACTATGACCTTCTAAATGGAAAGTTACATATGAAGGACTTGATGTTAGTGGTAAATCCTAACAACACCTCAGCTAGCTTTATTCCTGATAAGATTCAACACTATCCTATCATGAATTCAAAGTTAAATGTATTAAGAGGTGAAGAGTCTAAAAGAGTCTTTGATTATAGAGTAGTTGTTACTAATCCTAATGCTATATCAGAGATTGAAAATAACAAGAAGGCAGAGTTGTTTCAAAGACTTCAACAGATGATGGCTGATACAGCACAGTCTGAAGAAGAGTTCAGTGCAGAACTAGATAAGCTTAATGAGTATGCTACTTATGAATGGCAAGACATAAGAGAGATTAGAGCTAATGCACTCCTTAATCATTATACAAAAGAGCTTAATATGCCTCTTATATTTAATAATGGTTTTATGGATGCAATGACTGTAGGAGAGGAGATTTATATGTGTGATATAGTGGGGGGAGAGCCTACTATTGAAAGACTGAATCCTCTTAATCTTACAATTCTTAGGTCTGGTTATTCAAATAATGTAGAAGATGCTGATGTAATTATCTATGAAGATTATTGGAGTCCTGGTAAAATTATAGATAGATTCTATGATAGCTTAACTCCTGAGGATATAAAATATATAGAGAAGATTCCAAATAATCCTTATGGAGAAACAGCAAATGGTGTAGAGCCTGACCCAAGATTAGAGTTCATACCTACAGGTGGTATTATAGGAGATGATGAGATAATGAATCCTAATCAACTATTTCCTGAGAGCTATGATAACTCAATGATGCCTTATGATACTGCTGGTAATGTTAGGGTAATAAGAGTATTCTGGAAATCAAAGAGAAAGATTAAAAAGGTTAAATCTTATGACCCTCAAACAGGGGAAGAGGTATTTAACTTCTACCCTGAGACTTATGTTATTAATGAGGACTTAGGAGAAGAAGAAGAGACCTTCTGGATTAATGAAGCATGGGAAGGAACTAAGATTGGTGAGAACATATATATCAATATGAGACCTAGGGTAGTTCAGTATAATAGACTATCTAACCCTTCAAGATGTCACTTTGGTATTATAGGTTCTTTATATAATCTCAATAATAACAGACCTTTCTCTCTTGTTGATATGATGAAACCATATAGTTATCTATATGATGCTATTCATGATAGACTCAACAAGATGCTTGCTAAAAACTGGGGTAAGATTATTACTCTTGACCTTGCTAAGGTTCCTGCTAAGTGGGACATTGATAAATGGATGTACTATGCTAAGACTAATAACATAGCAGTAGTTGATAGTTTCAAAGAAGGTAATATTGGGGCTGCTACAGGTAAACTTGCAGGTGCTCTTAATAATGCTAGCTCAGGTGTAATTGATGCTGAACTGGGTAATTCAATACAGCAGAGTATTAATCTTCTTGAGTTTATTAAACTT